TCTTTTTTACATTATTTGGTTGTGTACCTAGATAAGGCATAATCTACCTTTCTAAGTTTGTCTTAAAAATGATACATTGTATTCTGCACTAGAAGCTGCAGAGCATAATCCCTGTAATATATCTCCTGTTTCTAATGTTATTTTTGTTGTGATCTCTATTGTTGTGCCAAAAGGTAGTGAAACATCATTTAAAATGTGCCTTAAACTTCCACCTGACTTAGTAACACTTAGATCAATAGTAACATCAGCACTTGAGCCACTTACATTAGATACTAAAATACCAATTACAGTTTCAGTAGTTGAAGCAGGAACTGCATCAATAATATCTGCTGTTGATGTTCCTAAAACTCCCTGTACTGAATGTAGTGTATCTGCCATAACTTTTCCTTTCTTAGCTTAATGCCAATACTAATCCTAAGCTAACACCTGCTGCTGCAAGATTAGCTATATCTCCTGCTGTTGTCTTTTTAAGATTGTTGCTGTCATTAATATCTCCAAAGAGTATTTCATCTCCTGATGCTACTGTACCAGAAGTTGCAGAGTTTGGCTTTACACTTAGGCTAGGTGTACCAGAAGTAGCACCACCTGCCATACCAGAAGTAGCACTTGTGGTAATTCCCTCAATATCTCCTGCTTCTGCCCCTATCCAAGCAGATCCATTCCAAGCCTTTAATAAATTAGCTGTAGTATCATAAAAAATTGTTCCCTCTACCTTATTTGTCAAAGCTGAATTAGCTGCTGACTCTGAGGCATAAATAAAGACTATTGAGTCTTGAATGTCTTGAAACCTAGCTTCTGTTACTAGATCTCCTGTTGTCCAATCAAACCATGCACCTGCTGCCATGTATTATCTCCTTAATTCTTTCTAAGTATAACTTATGTTTGTATCTATTCCTAGTTTTGATACTCCTAGAATCCAAGCTCCTGTTTCAGCAGGGGATAACCCAATCTGCCAATTCCAAGTCTTGTTTCTAGCATCTACTGTATGTTTAATTCTTTCAATAAACAGTTCATAAGTTTCTGTTGTAGATGCTGTAGTGGTAACACTTGCCTGAACAAAGCTACCTAAATCTAATCCTAGTGCCTTAGCCCACAAATTAACATTTTCTCTAGGAGCAAAAGATAAAGCCTCTATCTGTGTTTGTGGTATGTCATTAGCTACAGTTATCTGCTCTGCAATAGATAAGACATCAGAATCCTGTGTATTTAAAGTGCCTGACTGTACTAATACATTAGAGCCAAATCTATCTACTGAGTCTGCACTTACTGCAATCTGTGTTGTACCACTTGTTCTAGTCCTCTGGACTGTGTTTATGATCTTTTCATCATCATAAGAGCTTTTTATATCAACATAGTTTAGCTCTCCTACACCCTGCCCAAAATTAGCTTCTGGTGTAGTTGTGTTAGCCAATCTATAGTTTCTATCTCTAAAAGTTGCATCTCCATTAGCAGCAATAAAGAATGTGCCATTCTCTGCTAGTTCTACAGCTCTAAGTGCAGCTAATACAGTATCTGTTTCTGGTTGTACCTGCACTTCTAGTTGTCCTGTAGATATTGCCTGATTTGTATAACCAAAGCTATCAAGTATGTTTTTAGCCCTTACAGAGCTTAATTCTTGTGCTTGTGTAAGTGTAAGCCTAGTGTTTGTACCTAGTTTAGAAATACCTAACTGCCAACCAAAGCCATTTAAAGTAGCATTGTTAAACAGTTTAAAAGCATCTACACATTGTATTTTAGTTTCTGAATCAGATCCCTGTGCAGGATAATTAACAGGAAAACTTTCTACAAAGCCATGAAAAAGAGTATATGTAGAGCCACCATAAGCAGCTTTAATCCTTATTCTTTTTAATGGTTGTACCTTAGTTCTATTGTTTGTTGCATCATAATAATGTGTAGTTTGATTAGGACTAAACCTATTATCTGTGTTTGTAAGCACAACTGTTACTGCAGCAGGGTTAAAGTCTGAAAGGTTAGTTGCTCTACCTCTGTTTATACTAAATCTCCTTAGATAAGGAGAAACATCAGTAAAAGTTTGTGTGCTATCTAGTGGATTAGAGTCAAAAGCAATCTCTACTGTTAAATCAACATTAGAATCAAAAGGAACACTCATTATCTAATAGCATAACCTTTTTTGGCTAATCTTTCTTGTGTAACCTGTAGAAAATCTTCTGCATTGTCTGAAAGCTCTACTTTTACACTTACTTCCTGTTGTGCTTGTCCACCACTAGGAGCAGACACAGAAGCCTGATCACTTACAACAGGAGCTGTTATAGGAGCAGGAGTAGGAAATTGCCTAGATATTGGAGCTGTTTCTATTGCTCTAAACTGTTGTATTAAAGACTGTTGATCTATTAATTTTTTAGTTGAGTTAGTTAATTCATTAGTAGCATCAATAGTTTCATAAAGCATATCCCTGCTTCTTTGTTGTGCAGCTGTTTGAAAATCTGTAGATTTTGTTAAGTTGCTTTCAGCTAAATCTAATCTTTCTCTTGCAAGTCTAAGTGCATCTGAGTCATTAGCTAGTTCAAACTCTGCCTCTGCTAACTCTGCCTCTGCTAAAGCAAGTTCTGCAGTTACATCTTTTCCATTTTGTTTAGCTTGTGTAAGTAGTGCAATCTGTGTTGATAGTTCATTCTTTCTAATTGCAGCTTCTGCATCTCTAACATTCTCATCTATTTGTAATCTTTCTAAATCTTTAGAAGCCTGATTCCTGTTTCTAGTTGCTCTAGCTACATCATCATTAGCAGAACTAATAAGATCCATTATCTTTGATCTTTCTAGCTCTAAGCCAATATTGGACATAATTAAGCTATTTTGTTCTCCAAATATTGGATTCAGTTTAGTTCTTATTGTGTTTGATAGTTTTTTAGTCTGTGTTTCATTAGTAAGTAAACCAAGTCTGGTTTTTTGTAAATTAGTAAACTCTTGTGCATAAGCATTGTTCATCTTGTTAATGACATCTAAGAAATCTAAAGAAAGCCCTGTATTACTTATTATTTGTACAGAGTTTTCATTAAGTATCTCAGTTTCTTTTTGCATTTCTTTATTAAGAGTTTCTAAAGCATCAGCATCTCCTTTAAGTGCATTTTGCCCTAGTATGAATGTTCTAAAGTATTTGTTAAGTTGTGTTGTTCCTTTTTGTGTTGAATCAACTGTAGCTACAATAGCATCATTAATTAAGCTAAAGCCTGATACAACAGCAGGAGATATATCACTAACAAAATTATTAAATACTCCTAACAGTTCTCCTGCAGCAGGTAATAATTCTGCACCTACTTCCTCTCTTAATTCTTGTGTTGCTGATCTAGTTAGTAACATCTGTGCAGCAAAACCCCCTGCTTCTCTTTCAGCATTACCAATTTGTACTGCAGCTCTTTCAAATATTAATTCTGTTGTTGCTAAGGCTTTTTCTTGTTTAGTAAGTTCATCAGCACTTCTTTTACCTGTCATTGAGAATGCTTTAGTTTGTACCTCAGCTTCCTGTACTGAAATACCATAAGTTTTTAGAGCTTCCCTTTCTCCAACAATAGCTGATCTAAAAGCCTGTAAAACAGGAGTTGCACCTGCTGTTATGTTGTTAAATGAGGCAATATCTCCTGCTAATGAAAATAACCTAGCTGATAAATCTGCTGATTCATTTTGTGTAAATCCTAAACCCTGAGCAACAGCACCAAATACACCTACTAATTGTTTAGCTTCTGATGTAGTTAAACCAAACATGTTGGCATTTTTTTCTAGTTCTGTACTTAATTTTTCTGCTGCACCACCAAAAGTAGTTCCAAAAGCTCCTGCAGCTTCTTGTGCTGCTGATGCTGCTTGAATAGAAGAGATAGCAAAGTCTGCAAGTTGTTTAGCTGCAAAAGCTGCTGCACCTGCAATAGCTGTTTTAGTAAGCCCAGACATACCTGCAGCAAATTGTGCATTAGATTTAGCTGCATTATCAACATCTTTATCTAATTCTTTAGTTGACTTAGAAACTTTGTCTAAACCCTGTGAAGTTTTATTTGCTCCTGTGAGCTTTAAAAACATCTCTAAAGTGGCTCTTGCCATTTTTATCTCCTCAATTTAGATTGAGCTTTAGCCTCTGTTATGGCTTTCTGCTCTTTTTTATTCTTATCTATGTAGTATAACTTCCAAGACTCAAATTCTTGCACACTCAAAGATTTTCTAAGAGTATCAACAGTCATTCCTAAATCCATAGCTAATCTAAATTCAAAAGCTAGTTCTGTATTATTCTGGAAACTGATCAGCTATATTAGCTTGATCCTCCTTAGTCCAAGCCATGCACCTATAAATCCCCATAAGGATTTTATCTACAATATTAGGTGTAGCTTTAGCATAAAACTCTTCAACTTGTTCTATTGATTCAAACTCTGGATCTTTTAATCCTGTTAGTAGTAAATGTTTTTCAAAAAGGACTTCATCCCTTACACTATCAACCTCTGAAAGTTGATTTATTTTTACTGCATCAGCTTTAGTTAATCCTGTAACAATAACTGTTGCATCCCATTCAGAAATCTCTATTTCTTTAGTAGGAAGTGCAGGAGCATTAGATATATCATCTAGTTTAAGCCTCTTCATGCTGTCCTCTTTTCTGTTGTGAATTACTTAATTATATTTTAAGCAGTTCCCTCAGTTACATCTCCAGAAACTTGAAAAGCAGCTGTAAAAGTAACAGCTCCACCTATATCAGGTGTTCTATCATAAGAAGTCATTATTGCTTCTCCTGATGCTTTAGGTAGTCCTCCTGTTGTTCCAATAGGATAGAACTCAAAAGATCCCTCTGCTCCAAGTATTCCAGAAAGGTAACCATCAACAGTTGCATCAAAAGAGCCTGAGATGGTCATAGTTGCATCTTTCAATCCACTAACAAAAGCTTTGCTAGAATTTGAAAATGCTGAAACCTCAGCTACATCAGCTGTTCTTGAAATAGAAACATCAGTAAGAACATTAGATATATCTCTTAAAGTTCCACCAGAATCATCAATCTTGAATGCTGCATTCTTTCCATGTGTAAATGTTGGCATTTATCTTTCTCCTCTATATTTATTTCTGTGCAAAGCTAATTGCTGCTGTTATGCTACCTGTTCCACCAAAAGTTAGAACAGCTCTAGCATATCTTGCAGGGTTACTTGCACTTGTCTTTAATTCTGATGTTGTACCTGTTGCCTGAGTAAAAGTTATATAATCAGAATAAGATACATTATCAGCACTTGTTTGTATTTTAACATCTAATGTAGGAGATCCAGAACTTACAGTACAATGTAGCACTCCTGCACCACCATTAGTACCTGCTGCTCCATAATCTACCCCTGTTTGATTAGATGATCCTGTTGTAGCTGTTGGAGCTAATAAGCTCTTGCCATTATAAGCATCTCCATCAAATTGGAATGCTACAGCTACTGCAACTACTGAGCCAATGTCTGCTGATCTATCATAAGAAGTTTCAATCACACTACCAAACTCTGTAGGGTTGCCTCTTGTGTAGCCAATAGGAGCTATTGAAAAAGCACTACCTGAGCTACCTAGTTGTGATAAAAACTCTGCATCTGCATCTGGACTAGAACTCTCAAAATAACCTGAAAGAGTTGCTGTTCCATCTTTAAGCCCAGAAACAAAAGTTTTGCTACTTGCTGTAAATGTTGATGTTTCAGCTACATCTGCTGTTAAAGATACACTTGCATCTGTAAGTGTTGTAGATAGATTTGTATTATCTAATAGTACAACAGCATTTTTACCATGATTAAATGTTGGCATTTATTCCTCTTCCTCTTTTGCCATTTTACTATCAAATTTTACTGCAGCTTTATTCTTTATCAAACTTTTAGCAATCTTATCTGGTACATCACAGATTTCTCCTGCTTCAACCCTAATTTCTTTGCCATTTTTTTCTGGATAATTACTTCCAATTAATATTTTTATTTTCATTATGCTATTACCTCTATATTGAATGTTACACCAAGAAAGCTAGTTCCCTGTGTTACTTCATACTCTCCATAATCTGTTGCACTTATAACTCTAACAGACATAGCAGCACCACCCAAAGTAGGATCACTTTCTATAGCTGCTTTAACTGAGGTTGCCCCAGAAGAAGCTAAGTAAGCATCTACACCATCTTGTGCAGTCTGTGCATCTACTCTTGATATATACACCACTATAGGTATCTCATAGGTATCTGAGCCTCTAGCCATTGTTGAATCATAGTTTAAACTATTCAATGGAGCTACTAATGCTATAGGTGGCTCAATCCAATCAGGAACATACTCATAAGCAGTTAACCCTGATATTGTTTCTAAATTTGTTTTTAAACCATCTCTAATGCCTGTTAAGGTAGCCATTATTTTACACTCCTAGCTATATCTCTTGCTATAGATTCTAACATATCCTCTGCTCCTGCTTTTATTTCTTTTTGCTTTTCATAGACAACACCACCAATAAAAGGCTTCATCTTTAAGCCTCTCTTAGATATTGCTCTTGCAACTAAGAATGGATTTAATTTAGGTGTTCCCCTCTTTGCCCACTTAGCTAAACTTGATCCCTCTTTGTAAGGTGGAAAGAAAGGCTTTGTTTTCTTAACAGGACTAAACCCTCTATAGATTGGCTTACCATGTATAAAAGGAGCTGTTGGACTACTAGAAGCTAATTTAAACCCCTCAGACATCCTTAGCCTGTTAGTGTTACCTAGTTTTGCAGTAAATACACTTCTTCTTGTATTACCTGTGTTTTTGTTGCCTCTCCCTGCTTGTGATCTAGGAGATGGAGGTAGGCTTAATCTTGCTAGTGAATCTTCTTTTAATTCTAAAGCTAGTTTGTTAAAGAAATCATTACTTCTTTTATTCCAGATAGATTGTGAATTG